TGTTGAGTTTCTTTTTCTGATCTACATTCTTTTGAAGTGCTTGAAACTTCTTCATGGCAGCTTCATCACGAGGATCACCTTCCTCAACTTCAGTCATCTCAATAATTTCACCACCAATCTCCTCTACTGCTTCACCAAGTTTAGGATTGATCTTGATTCTATTCTCAACTTTCTTTTCTTTGATCTTTTTTTCAGACTCGGTGTCAGTCATTGGAGCGACTTCAATCAAATCACTAAGATCATCTCTCCAGTTTGACTTACCCTCTTTGGCAAGTTTCGCTTTTACTGCTTCAAATTTTTTCTGTTCGATTTCTTCTGCAACCTTATTTTCTTCTTCCTCTATAGCTTTCGCTTCTGCTCTAGCGATCTCTGCTTGCTCCTTCATCTTTTTCTTCATAGCAGCGCCGATTGCCTTACGACGCTTCATCAGATATGAATCAGTGCTATCTTTCTTACCATCATTATTGACATCACCATCCTCTTTGCCAACAGGATCGAGTGCCTCAGAAGACATACTTCCTGTTGGACCACTACCAAAATGGGGGTTACTCATGGACCCCATCTTCTTCATGTCTTTACGTGCTTTTTCATTATTTTTCTGACGTTTTTTCATATCAGTCTCAAGATATGAATCGTCTTTTTTCTCAGCAATATGTTCTAAGTATACCTTTGAGATATCATCTAAAGGGTTTTTACCGATTCCATTAGACATGGTAATTCTATTACTTTTTAATCTTATACTTATTTATGAAATTCTTGATACTGGTAGTTCCAGTGCTTCTCATAGCATAAGATCTAAGTTTATCAGTTCCAATCTCTCTTTGATTTCCAGGAACCCCTGATGGACCAGGATAATTTACCACTGACTCCATAACATCACGAATCCAAGATTTGAACATGTAGTTCTCCTCTGTTACACAAATCAAGTGATTTGTTCCTCTACGAATAATTTTACCTATCAAACCAGTATTTAAGTTCTCTACAATATCACCTAACTTATAAATGATTCCCTTGACGTAATTTTCTCTAAGACCTCTTTGATCGTATCTGGGAGCAATCTCCCACATTTCAGCAGCAACCTTTTTCTTCTTCATCTTCATGCCAGTACGCACCGCATCAAACAATGCGCGGGTGTCACCATCGTCAAGTGACTTTGGTGTTCCTCTTCGGAATGCTTCGTAATCATCATCCATGACTGCTTTTCTCATCTTAGATGCAGACATACCCTCCACACCTTCTGCATCAGCGTCTCTAACACCTGCAGAAATCACACGAATTTCATCAAAGTCATATAACTCACCGTTATATTTGGTTGCCAAGTTTTCAAATTCTGCTTGACGATCAGAACCAACTACGATGTTAACGTTTTGATATCCCTGTTCACTAGCGGTAACTAACACATTGAAGATTGATCTCATCTCATCATCATTAATGATGCTCTCCTCATAGTCAGGGAACATCTTCTTCATATAAGATACTTTCATATCAGGATCCAATGGATTCTTCTTAGGATCCTGAGTTCTAGACGGATAAATTTTTAGATCTCCACCTTGTGATGCTTTCTTTGCAGCAGAGAGAAGTTTCTCATGACCAACTGTTGGTGGATTGAAACGTCCGAATGCAACTGTCAGTACTTCTGATTGTTCCGATGAACCCTGATCTGCCTCGTCTGAAGTTGCTGCTTTTTTCTTCTGATCAACTTGCGGCGCACTCTTTTTAGGTTTTGCTTCAGGAGTTGCTGCACCTCTTGCCTGTTGTGGTTTATCATCTTGCGCTTTTGCTTTCTTCTTATCAATAAAAACTAGTTTACCCTTATCAGTAGTCGCAACAATATTGCCACGGGTGTCCATCCAACTACCGTGACCGTCACTCTTGAGGTTCAGTTTTTTCGCTTGCATACTTGCTTGCGACTCTGCCTCATTCAGAAACTGAAAGAAACTTTTCATTTATATTGATAATCCTTATACATTATTTATTACCAAGGATCTCCAGACATTTTCAGACTACTAGCAAGTTTTTCAGACTCATACTTGAACCTCATCTTCAGAATTTTTTTTGTTCCTGCTTTCACTCCGACAGAATCATTACCAACATCCTCATAAGATATTCTTTCTGTAAGAATAGCTTTTAATTTTGGATTATTGAGGGGATCTTCTACGGATGCAGAATAAGGTGATTGAGTGCCTCTACCAGTTACCTTGACATAAGGAGGGAACAATTCCTGACTCGCGTCAATCCAACTTTTTATTATGTAATCTCTTCTTTGAGATTGAGTCTGTTTGTTTAATCTTGTGAGTAATTGATTTCTGCACTCATTCAAAACTGAAGATCCAATAAGATCTGTAGTTTTTTGCAATGCTTTATTCTGTCTAATTGCAACTTTTCTTGCTGAAGCGGCAGGGGGCAACTTAAATTCTTGAATAATTTTATTTTGTGCTTTTTTGTTTATATCGCTTATGTTTATTCTCAAGTCACTATCAACTGTTCCAACTCCAGGATTCTTGAATCCAATATCACCTTTACCAGATGTTGATTTTGCAGATAGTCCTAAAAATCCACCTAAATTAAATTCTACTAAAACATCGGTAGGATTTTTTCTTTGGTCTACATCTACTCCAACAACATTTCTGAAGGAGAAACCAGGTCTTGCAGTCCAATAAACATTTTTGACTCCAGAATAACCTTCCCTTTTAGCCCATGCTAAAAAACTTTCAGACATTACAATTGCTCTCCCTATCTGTTGCTGCTGTTGTGCAGGAGTAAGGAGAGCAAGTTTTTTATCATATTGCATCTGAGAAGCATCATCTGGAAATTTATTTCCATTCAATACAAACGCTACATAAATTTCATTTACGTCTGCTAAATCTGTATTTCTTGCCATCGACTTTTTTAACTATTTAGAGTTTACCTCCAACAACTCCTGAGTTGACAACACGAGTGTATTGTTCAAGAGTTCCTTCTTGCTCACACTTTAGATGCCAGCGAGTCATGTCAACAACTGCTTCTTTAGTCAAACCCGTGAGCATTTTTCTACCCTCTTTCGTTTGAGAGGAATAAAGACCCATACGAGTCTTCCAGACATAGAAGACATCATCAATAAGTTCTGATCCTTCAGGGACAACTACCTGAGATGCTGTTTCAATCATCTTTTTTATTGAACCCGAAAGGACCTTCTTTTTCTTCAAGTGCAAGTTTCAGCGCAACACCGCCGACTGCTTCCATAACCTTAAGGACATCTTCTGCTCTTGCACCTTCACCAAGTTCTTTAGAGACATACCAATACTTTGGCCAAAATGTCTCACCTGCCTTTTCATAATCTTCAAGTGTAAGTAGTTTCATTTGCCTCCTGTTTCGTACCCCATTTTGTCGTCATGTTCTTTGAGTTTACGCATACGAATTGTTTCGTGTAAGCGTTTGATTGCCTCTTCAGTTTCTTTGGTCTTTTCATAAGACCATTCATCATTCTGCTTTTTTTTCTTGCTCATCAAGTTCTCCTACAATTGCGGTATCTAACGCATGAATGAATTCACGGATAAGTTTCACGCGGGCAGACGGAAACTCCAGTGAGTCTTCTTTTGTATGTAGCAGCAATGCATAACGTGTAGCGATTGCTTGTTCTGATGTAACTTCGATGTTCATTCTTCACCTCCTTCATTGTCGTCACCTGTATACGGTTGAAACCCTACATCAGGTGGGGGATTGTTATCAAACGTATCAAGAACTGCTTCGCCTTCACTTGCAAACAATTGAGTAAACCAGTCTTTGATACTGTACCATACGGTCCATTGTTTTTCGTTAGTGTCAGTCATTTCCAACCTCCTTTTTTGACCCATTCATCATGGTATTGGTTACGCCAAGCAGAACTGATACCATAAGATGGTTGCACTACTTGTTCAATGTAACGACGATTTTCTCTAGCAATATTGAGACTTTGTGTCTCCAAGTTTTTGACTCGACCATCAACTTGTGATGCCCACCACACAGCACCTGCTCCCTGAACCAACAGAAAAGATACAATTGCGAATGGAATTTTTAAGTCTTTCACAGGTCTTCCTCCTTTTGTTGAATGTCAAATTCCCTCCCGATTTCTACATCCAATTCATGACTTATTTCTCGAATAGTCTTGATTTTATCACAAGTAAAGAATTCGGGATGATACTTTGTATACATGAATAAAGCATGACGTAAAACAACTGCATCATGCATACTCATTTCAAGATGAATCACAAATCTCCTTCCTTACGGTTTTCAGATCTGTGAACGTCAAACTCGCCACCGGGATAACGTGCTTTCAGTTTATCTACATTCATTTCTAGCACCTCATCAAAGGTTGTGTCAAGTGCCATACATGCCTGAGCAAGATACCAACAGATATCACCCAGTTCACGTTTCATGTGAAAAATGTTTTCTTCACTGTGAGGTTTGCCTTGGAAAATAATTTTCTTTACTACCTCGGTAAACTCACCAGACTCAGCGCACAATCCAAGTGCTGCTGTCAACAGTTGAGTGACATTACAATCTTCCTGAAGTTCAAGAGAGTTTGTCCTCTGAAGAAATGATGCATAATCCAATGAAGGATCACTAGTCACGCCCCTAACAAATTCAACGTACTTTTCGGTGTCAACTTTAGTCATGGAAATCTGGAATAAATGGTTCTTGATTATTTTGAGGAAGTTTCTGTTGAGTTGGCAATTTTTGACCACCAACCTCAATGTATTCAATCTCTTTCCAACTTCCACCAACACCGCCATCCATATTGACTACGATATCTTTTGTAGGAAGTTGTTTGTTAGAAACATCAACGATGTCTCCTGGTAGAGGATTGAACTGATAATAGTGTCCATCCCATCGACGATTTCTCATACCAATGAGATTGACTGCATCTCTTTCGATGCCACAGTCAGCAATCTTTTCACCTCTGGGATTAAATACTGAATAGTAACCGTTCATGATGAAAACTTGAATCCTTCAAAGGTTTTCTTTGGTTTTGCTTCTTCGTAAGTATACTCCTCATCCTGACCACTGTCAAGAATGTCATCTTGTGCAGTCTGTTCGCAATCATAAAGACGCATCTTTGCACGATCAATACCGACAATAAATCGTTTATTGATTGTAGGATCGTTATACCTATTCTTCAATTGCTTCACCATGATCTGTCCTAGGTCTTGGAGTTCTTCAGTAGAAATAAGAGCAAACATAAGATCAGCAGTTGCAGGAAGCCCAAAGGACTCGGAAGTGTCAGTAAGGTCAACATCAGAGCTAGCAAAACCGCTACGAGTAGTCTGAGTCGCAGAAACAATCGGCACATTCGCTTCAACAGCAAGACCACGGAGCTCTTCTGCAATCGCTTTAATATACGAATAAGAGTTGACATTACTGTTCCCCCGATATCGTGAAGATGCACAAATGTTTAGGTAGTCAATGAAAATGATATCAGGTCTGAATGACTTTTTGATGGCAAGTTCATTGAGAAGTGCTTTGAAATGTCCAGCATGTGCAGTAGCTGTTGGATACTCTTTGATGATTAGAGTGCCCTGAGTTTTCTGTGCAAGACTTGTAACTTTATTCTCAAACATGACCTTAGGAAGATCAGTTATCTCCTGAATAGGTACATTGAGGAGATTAGCATCAATTCGCTCTGCAATTTTTTCCTCAGCCATTTCAGCCGTGATGTATAGTACGTTTTTCCCTCCCAGGAGTGCGGCAGATGCGACATGGCACATAAACAAACTTTTACCGACACCAGTGCCAGCAAGAGCAATGTTGAGTGTTTTGTTCGGGAGACCACCTTTCGTAATCTTGTTGAAATACTCAAGGTCGAATGGGATCTTGTCTTCTTTCCTATGGTATGACTCATAACGTTCTTCATAGTCTAAGAGGTAATCATGACCAATATGTGTATCAAAACTTACGGACAGAGCATCTGAAAGAATACTTGGAATTGCATCTCTTCCTTTCTTTTCATCATTTCCATCCGCGATTGAAATAGATTCCATTAGTGCAAGATAAATTGCACGTTCTTGACACCACTTCTCTGTAGTATCTACTAACCAACTAAACTCTGAAGGTTGATCTTCTAAAGATACAATCAGGTTGGTAATCTCTTTAAATGATGTATCATTTATATCTTGTCTTTTCTCAGTCTCAATACATAGAATTTCTTTTGTTGCAGGTTGATTATACTCTTGAACAAATTTCAAGATTTCCTCAAACACAACTTTTTGATTGTGAACTTCAAAGTAATCAGACTTCAAAAAAGGAATAACTTTACGAACATACTCTTCATTATGTAAAAGGTTTCTAAGAATTAGAAACTCAACACTCTCCATAACTAAACTCCTTTCGTGCAATCTCGTCAAGTTTTTCCATCACCTCAGGGGTGAAATATGTTTCAGGATCTTTATAGATCGCTTTGGCGTATACCTTCTTACCGTCTATCTCATATCGACCAGCAACGTTCTTCCAAAGTCCGCCAATCTCACCAAGCTCAAGAAGACCAT